CCAGACTCAGGCGCAGGTGGTGGCGGTGGGCGTATTTTACCTGGTCTTGGCGGTGCAGGATCTACTGGCAGCGACGACTACGAAGGCATGCCAGGAGGCAGTGCTGGCGCATCGGGTCAAGGGCGGACCGCGGGCGCAGGATCTGGCGGTGGTGGAGGTGGTTGGGGTGCTAATGGCGGCCGCGGTGGTAAACTTGGCGGAACTGGTGGTAAAGCTATAGAAACAACTAGCCCTAACGTAACTACAACAAACAACGGCACTATTTACGGGGCCGTGTAAATTTAAATCAATAATGATAAATATAAATTAGTTATAGTTTTTAAATTTACATCAGCGATATGTTTTGTTTTATAAATATAAGAAAAAAGGTTAACTAGTCATGTCAAAAATTACAGATCTTGAAAAGATTTCTGGTGATAAAACAAAAGGCGGTGATCTTTTTGTCATGGTTAGCCTTGATGAAGGTGAAGACGGTACAAAAAGCATCACAAGAGATGAACTTTTAAAGGCGTTACAGAAAGAACAGTTTACTGATATTAAAGTAGCTGGTGGCTTAATAGACAATACGCCAATTAAAAATCCAAACATAACAGTCACGCATCCTTTAACAGACGACGTCCAAGACGATGATTATTTTTATTTAAAAGACGTGTCGGCTGGAACAACCGTTGCGTTTTCTTATTCTCAATTATATAGCGAAATTGCAAAGTCTTCTGAAAAAGCTAAAAAAGTATATGTAAGTGTTGATGGCAGTGATAATAATGTTGGCAGTTATCTTGCTCCAGTCGCAACTCTTGATCGTGCTGTAACAATCGCACAGGAAAAAGCTAAAACAATAGCACCCGGTGTTCTTGACAGACAAATCATTAACATTACTGTAATGCCAGGAACCTATTACACAAACGGCGAATTGGCTTTACCTGACTTTTGCTCTATGATAGGTTCTTCAGGTCAATATTCAACGACGATTGTAATGAATGATGGGTACGAAACTAACAACTGTATTCTTTTAGGTTCAGGCTGTTACGTACAGGGATTTTCATTCTTTAATTTAAAAGTTGATAACTTTGATTATCCAACCAGCGGGTTTGCATTTGCATTCAGACCTGGCGCAAAAATTACAAGATCTCCTTATGTGAGAGACTCAAGTCAAATATCAAACTATTTTGAAAAAGAAATTCCTGCGTTATTAAATCCAATTAATAGCCGTGGAACTATTTACGATTTAGGATATGAGCTTACTGTATCTGGCGTAACTGGAACTTTTAAAGAAGGCGATTCAATTACAACAAGCGACGATGTAAACGGGTTTGTTTCAAGAGTTGACGAAATTGGTTCAGGTACAATTTACATAAGAAACAATACAAAAAGTTTTGCGTCTAGTACTACAATCACATCTTCTTCAGGTGGAAGCGCGACAATTACTACTGTCGGCGAAGAAGACTTTCCAAACAAAAATGTTGGTCGTGGTGGCGGAATGGTTATTGCTGATCGAGAAGTCTTGGATCCAGATTCAATTTTTCCTTATATGCTTTGCTTTGGCGCAACTCCTCGTACACAAAACGGAATAGGATATGTTGCAAAAAACGGAGCTGGGATTAACGGAATTTCATCTCTATCAATTTTTGCACGCTGTTCGTTCTACGCTTTAGATGGTGGTCAAATTACTCTTAATAACTCAGGTACGCAATTTGGTGATATATCAATGCGTTCTAAAGGTAGTACTCCAATATTCGATCCAAGACAAACTACAGCAACTTTAGTTGCAAATAATACTCTTGCTGATACTATTATGGCCTCATCAACCACGGTTATAGACGATCTATGGAGTAATCTAACTACTACTCTTGGTTACGAAGGTTACAACTCAACCAAATGTAAAAGAGACACTGGATACATCTTAGACGGAGTTGGAAACGATTTAACACTCGGTACAAATTACTGGGCAGTATTAAATGGTAACTCATATAGAACAGCAAACTCGCAAGTCGTTATTGACGATCAGCTAACTGAGACATCTGGCGCAATATCGTTCCTTAAGTCTTCTGTTAAGGATCTTTTACAAAACGCTGCAAATGAGACAAGAACTGATGCGGCCTTTGATGAAATCATAGACATCCTTGAGAATGGAACTGGCAACGCAGATGCACTTACATTTTCAAGTACAGGCACTAGTAATCATGCAAATGCAAAAGATCTTTTAATTGCAAATAAATCTTTGATCCAAACAGACTTAATTGCTTGGATCAATACAAATTATTCCAGTCTCGTCTATAACGTAGCAACATATACACGTGACATTGGCTATAAAATAGATGCGTTAACACACGACTTAAACTACGAAACAAATATAGCGTCAATCGTAAATACTGAAAATTACAATAGAGAAGTGGGTAGTTCACTATCAGCAGCTCAAAGAGCACCAACTGCTGCTGTTTACGAACAGCTCGGAGAAATATGTTCATCTATAGTGTTAGGAACGTACCCGTCGCAAGACACTGCATCAGGTGCTGCTTCTCAAGTTGAAGCAAGTAAGTGTATAGCACTCGCGAATATGTTAAAAGACGTTATAAAAAACAATTCCCTTACACATCTGTTGGCGAGAGAAGAGCCTAATTTAACTTGGGTAGCTACGAATTATGTAAACGGTAAAGAAATTATAGATAGCAACAAAGCACAGCTTCAGAAAACTACAGTTGCTTATGTAAATGCAACATATAATTTCATAGATGAAGAACTCACGCGTAGAGACGCGCTAAACTTTCTTCGTTCCATCACAAATGACTTTAGGGGTGGAACTCAAACCGGGGCTCGTATATTTACAGCTAGTTTATTTACTGGTAAAGGTAAGCACGTCTTTTCGGTATTTAACCCAACAACAGTTGGTCTTAACTACGTTGGGAGTGTTGCCACGATTGGTGATTTACCAGCTGGATCTACGGTAGCAATTAAAGATGCTTATATCGTATACACAAGTGTTACGAATGTATATGACGGAACAGTTCATTATTGGAACGGATCTGCGTGGACCTCAGACGGCGCAAATGATATATCACTATTAAACGCATTTACGAATTCATGGGATCGGATGCGTGATACAATTAAAAGTACATTCACACTAACAGCTGGTGAAGAGGCAATGCTTGACGGTCTTATAGACGAAGTATTAACCGCAAGTGTTCGAAACCCGGTTGTTGTTAATTTTGGAAGTTTAGTAGAAAGCCTTTCACACCAATTTAATTTAGCAAGTGCTGGCGTTAACGTAAACGCTCTTCCTATAAACATGAGAAGACTAGGACAACCAATATCTGCTGCAGCCTCAGTTCTTGAAGAAGACGGTGGGAGAATAAGATGGTCTGGAGCAGACGAATTAAATAACCAATATTTTGCAAAAGGTCTCAGAATTAACGGCAGAACCGGCAGAATTGAAGGCAGGCCGTTCACATCTTCAGTAAGAAAGTTAGCTCGTAGAGCCGCAAACAGTAGGACATCAACATGACAACAATTATTACCACGAGCCAGGCGCCAGACGCAAAACCAGTTGGTCACAGTGTTACTTTATCAGAAAGCTGGGATCCAATTATTGAAGTACCTAGCTACTCTATTCCTGAACTTGTTTTTGGTGGAACTAATGTAACGGTTCCAGGAGTAGCAGAAATAATTACACCATTAATTATTTCAAATCGCGATATTGTAACTGTTGACGTAAGTATAAGGATATATCGTGTAAGTTCAAATACTGTGTTTTATTTAGCAAATGAAATTCCTCTTCCAAAGTTTGATGTTCTTTCCTTTCCTATGAATGGTCAATTTATATATACTGGTGATATTCTTGAAATGAAAGCAACATCAAACAACAGTATTGATGTTACTATATCGTATACATTAGGCCAAGCGGAGCAAGATGATGTCGCTTAAAACAATTCGAGGAACCCCTACAACTCCGGATAAATTGTTATTCCAACAGCTTCCAATAAGTTTGGATCCTGTTGCATTTCAATATGTTCTGGTATATGGTTCTGATGACAACTTATATGCTTCAGATGGTATAAGTTGGAATTTGGCTGGTACAGGTGGCAATCAAGGAATCCAAGGTATACAGGGTGTACAAGGGTTTCAAGGTATCCAGGGTAATTTTGGACCCGCAATTAATATTATTGGATCTGAATCTGATGTAAATTATTCCAGCGATCCTCAGGCAGTACTTAATGCAAACTTCCCAGGAGCTGCTGTTGGTAACACGGTAGTAGATCAGGCTTTAAATGAGTTGTGGGCTTATACAGGTTCTAGCACTTGGGTAAACATTGGAGACTTTAGAGGTACTCAAGGTACACAGGGTGCTCAAGGTATTGATGGCGGACAAGGCATTCAAGGTACTGCCAATCAAGGTCGCCAAGGTATTCAAGGTATTCAAGGTACAGCGATTCAAGGTCGCCAAGGTATTCAAGGTATTCAAGGTATCATTGGTGAACAGGGTGTTCAAGGCATTGACGGTACTTTAGGTTCTATAGGTGCTCAGGGTGTTCAAGGTATCACTGGCGAACAAGGTGTCCAAGGCATTACCGGCGAACAAGGTATTCAGGGCATCACTGGCGAACAAGGTGTCCAAGGGATCACTGGCGAACAAGGTATTCAGGGTATAGATGGTACAATCGGAGTACAGGGTATTCAGGGTATTCAAGGTATTACTGGCGAACAAGGTGTTCAAGGCCTTGAAGGCGCTCGTGATATTAATGTCGATAGTTCTGGCAATATTGCATATTTAATTGACTTTTCTGTGAGTAACGCAGATATTAAATTAATTAGAGGCTTTACATATAGATTTATTGTAAACGCGTCTGGTCATCCTTTTTATATTAAAACAAGTGCAACAACTGGCACTGGTGACCAATATACAGCCGGTGTAACAGGTAATGGAACAGAAGTAGGGACTGTAACGTTTGCAGTCCCTTATAATGCACCTAATACATTATATTACCAATGCTCTATTCACAGTGCGATGGGCGGTGAGTTACAAATAAACGATGTAGGCCCACAAGGTATTCAGGGTATTACCGGTGCTGGTACTCAAGGTATTCAGGGTATTACCGGTGCTGGTACTCAAGGTAATCAAGGTATTACTGGTGCTGGTGAACAGGGCATCCAAGGTATCACTGGCGAACAAGGTATTCAAGGTACTGACGGTACAGGCAACCAAGGTATTCAAGGTATTACTGGTATAGGTACTCAAGGTATACAAGGCCGAATTGGTATTCAAGGTCCGCTGGGTCTTCAAGGTACTCAAGGCGAAGATGGTGAAATTGGAACGCAGGGTATTGTCGGTAATACTGGCAGCCAAGGTATTCAAGGTATTACTGGAGCTGGGTCGCAAGGCATTAGTGGTGCAACCGGAGCTCAGGGTATACAAGGTGCTGACGGAATTGGTTTTAGTGGTACTCAAGGTACAGCTGGTGAACAGGGTATCCAAGGTATCACCGGTGTTGGTTCGCAAGGTATCCAAGGTGTTACTGGTGCTCAAGGTGTACAAGGTATTACTGGCGAACAGGGTATTCAGGGTATCACTGGCGACCAAGGTATTCAGGGTGTCACTGGCGAACAAGGTGTCCAAGGTATCACCGGTGCTGGTACTCAAGGTATCCAAGGTATTACTGGCGGTGGCGGTGCTGGTGGTGCTCAGGGTATTCAAGGTATACAAGGTATCACCGGTGCTGGTACTCAAGGTATCCAAGGTATTACTGGCGGGCAAGGTATTCAAGGTGGAGCAGCTGCTGCATCGCCAGCAACAGAACTTGAGGCTACAAATGATACATCTACGGATGCGTCTTTCTTCCCTGTATTTGTTCAAAATGTTGGCGCAGTTCAAACAATTAACGCAACAAGTACTAAACTATACTTTAATCCTTCAACTGGTACTCTTTCAGCTACAAACTTCAACTCGTTGTCAGATGTAAATGCAAAAACAGACTTTATGCCAATTCCTGATTTAAACAATATTTTAAATCAAATCAGTACTTATAAGTTTAAATGGAAAGATAACGGAACTGATAGTTATGGTGTTATAGCGCAAGAACTCGAGCAAGTATTACCGGCGCTAGTTACAAACATGGAAGATAAAAAATATGTTAATTATATTCCATTAATCGCGTTTTTGATAGAAGGCTATAAACAATTAGCAGAACGCGTTACAACAATAGAAGGATCGTAAGTTATGGCACTTAAGTCAGGTGGAACAGAATTTTTAAGTGATGCACGAAATTATACTGCATCGGCTAATTCCAAGATAGCCAACGATGCTTATATTCTTATTGCAAATAACGATACAGTTTCTTCTGATGGTTATTCTGTAGTTGGAGATAAGGCTATTGACGAAGATGGTTTTTCTTTTAATCAGTTTAATGCAGAAGCGCAGGTCGTTAGGTTCATCTCAGCTGTATATACACAAGCGCAAGGCTTGGTAAGCGGTTATACTTCAGGCGGAACCCCGTCCACAAATGTAATTGATAAATTTCCTTTTGCATCTGATGCCAATGCAACAGACGTTGGCGATTTGACAGTATTAAGAGGAAATATAGGTGGAGGGCAATCGAGTACTACGAGTGGTTACTCTGCAAGCGGCCTCGAGGGGCCGTCAACTTTATCCAACATAATAGACAAGTTTCCTTTTGCAGCTGATGGTAATGCAACAGACGTTGGCGATTTGACAGTAGCAAGACGGTTCGTTGCGGGTCAATCGAGTACAGTGTCGGGTTATGCATCAGGCGGGAGTGGGGGCACAAATACAATTGATAAGTTTCCTTTTGCTGCTGACGCAAATGCGACTGACGTTGGCAATTTAACAGTAGGTAAATATCAAGTGTCCGGCCAGACAAGCACAGTATCCGGGTATACTTCGGGTGGCTTAAGCACAACTAATGTTATCGACAAGTTTCCCTTTGCGGCTGACGGCAATGCGACTGATGTTGGTGATTTAACAGTAGCGCGGTACGGGCCTGCAGGCCAATCAAGCGATGTATCTGGTTATGCATCAGGCGGAACTCCCCCGGTAGTCGGAACAATTGATAAGTTTCCTTTTGCTGCTGACGGCAATGCGACTGATGTTGGTGATTTAACACAAGCACGGTTCGGGGCTGCAGGCCAATCAAGCGATACATCCGGTTATACATCAGGCGGCAACGTACAGCCCCCGTTAGTCGCAGCAATTGATAAGTTTCCTTTTGCGGGAGATGCTAATGCATCAGGTGTTGGTGATTTAACACAAGGCAGGTACCAATCTGCAGGCCAACAAGTATAAATAGACTAAAGAACTCTAAGGATTTTGTAAATGCCGATTTCAATTAATAAAGACTCGATAAACTTTGGTGCCTATAGTATCTCAGTTCATGCCGATGGTATTGAGATCGACGGGAAGTTTAAGTACGGATCTTATGCTGTACCACTTGGCCCGCAAGGTGTGCCCCAAGGTTCTACGAGTGGCTATACATCAGGCGGTCAAGCACAGATAAAAATTATTGATAAGTTTCCTTTTGCTTCTGATGCCAATGCAACGACCAGTGCGAACTTAGCGACTGGGGTTGGTTACGGCGCAGGTCTTTCAAGCACAACTTCTGGTTATACTGTAGGTGGAGGAACTACAAACTCAATCCAAAAATTTGACTTTGCTAGCGACGGTGATGGGGCAGCTGTAGGAAGCTTAACTCCAACAAAGCTCAGTACAGCCCTTCTCGGAGCTGCGCAAAGCGGCACTAGCTTTGGCTATACTTCCGGGGGCGGTTCAGTGACGAATGTAATCGATAAATTTCCTTTTTCTGCTGATGGTGATGCAACAGACGTTGGTGATTTAACAGCAGGAAGACCAAGGCTGGTTGGTCAGTCGAGCGCTGTGTCAGGTTATACATCAGGTGGGCAAACTAGTACTAATGTAATCGATAAGTTTCCTTTTGCGTCTGATGGTAATGCAACCGATGTTGGTGATTTAACAGCAGGTAGATATTGGCAAGCGGGCCAACAGTCTGCAGACGACGGCTATACTTCAGGTGGAGCATCTCCGACATCAAATGTAATCGATAAGTTTCCTTTTGCTTCTGATGGCAACGCAACAGATGTTGGCAATTTAACCGTAATCCGCAAGGCAAGTGCCGGTTCATCAGGTTTAACCCATGGTTATACTTCCGGTGGCCAAGTTCCTCCCAATCGAAACGAGATTGATAAGTTTCCTTTTTCTTCAAATGGTAACGCGACAGATGTTGGCGATTTGACAAGTACTCGCTACGGCCTTAGCGGCCATCAATACTAAAAATGTAAAACACAAGAATATTAAACTGTAGCATTTAAATTAGTGGCCGGGTTTGTATAAATAACAATACAATGTTATATTATGGAGTAAATTATGAACGACCACGAAGTAAATATATTTCCAACTCCTATTTGGGGTTATGTTTTAAGTAGTGAAAAATATCAGGCTGAAGATTATCTTGAAAAAATACTTGAATTGCATTCTGCTGAACCTTCTGCAAATAAAAGCAATGCAGGAGGCGGATGGCAGTCTCGGGATAATCTTCACGAAGAACCGCTTTTTAAAGAGTTTGTAAATAATACTCTTATTAAATCAATTGGACAAACAATTCTAAAAGACTACAGGATAGAAAATCCTGTAGTACAAAGTATGTGGGCGAATGTAAATGGTAAACATTCTTTTAATTATCAACATACTCATGAAGGTTGTCTATCTGGAGTTTTTTATTTACAAGTGCCAAAAAGCAGTGGCAGATTAATATTTGTAAATCCAAATATCCGTAGCGATACTCACACTATTCGCTCTAAAAATTATCCAATAGATCCTCAACATCTTGCATGTATTGTTTTCCCGAGTTGGTTAGAACATTACGTAGAACCAAACACATCAGAAGAAAATAGAGTAAGCATTAGCTTTAATATAGGTATATCATGAAACATAAAGAAATTAATATTAACGGCCGAAAAGTTGACGTATACGATGATCTTTTTACTTTTGAAGAAATGTCGCGAATGTTTATTGCTGTTCGCCAATTTCCTTACTCAGCTACAAATTTTAGTGACGGGTTGCGTTCGCATATATATGGTGAAAAGCACAAATTAAAATATGTTTTTGAGTCGCGTGAGCAATCAATTAATTTTGGTATTATAAATAAACTCAATAGAGTAGATCCAAACTTGGGCGATAATTACATAGTACACCGTCAATATGTAAACCTTGCTACCACAAGTGATTTTGATACGATACACATCGACGATAATCACTTAGGAAAGCCAAAGACTGCTCTCTATTATCCGCATCCGGATTGGAATATTCATTGGGGAGGACATACCTTCTTTTTCAATGAAACTCTTGATAACATCGAATATGCTGCCGCTTACGTTCCTGGTAGATTGGTTGTTTTTGATGGAGGTATTCCGCACTGTGGTTCACCACCATTTGCTTCGGCTCAGGATAAAAGATACGTTGTGACTTGCAAATTTCAATATACGAATGGAGAATAATATATTATGACCGACACAGTAAATTATTTTGAAGAAAATGGATACGTAGTACTACAGGATGTTTTATCAAAAGAACAATCTGATGGTTTAGTAAAGCACATGTTTGATCTGCATGACGCTGGTAAGTTAGTGAAGGACGACCAGTGCCCACTATCAGATGCAGTGTATGGCGATCTTAAATTTGACGCACTGCTTCAGAACGTCGCAGAACCTCTTGGAAAGGCAGTCGGAAAAAGACTACTTCCTACATACTCCTATGCTCGCATTTATCGCCCGGGAGACGTACTCAAAAAACATAAGGATCGCCCAGCGTGTGAGATTAGTACAACATTAACATTAGGTTATGATGCAAAGGCAAACTGGCCAATCTATTTTTCAAACGACGATGGTACTGTAGAAAAAGCAGTAACAATGGAACCAGGAGAAATGGCAGCCTACAAAGGTACTGAAATGGTACACTGGAGAAAGCCGTTTAAAGGTAATTGGCATTGTCAAGTATTCTTGCATTTTGTTGATGCAGATGGTCCACACGCAGATCAAGCTATGGATGGAAGAACAGAATTGGGAGTTGATAAAACAGCAGCTACTATGACAAACACAAATGAAGTTCAACAACCCGCCCAGCAAGAACAGACGACTACGATCGTTCATCAACATAATCAGGTACCTATTCAAGAAATTCTTGAAAAGAAAAAAGATATGCTTATTCCGGATCCGGTGTTTGGCGGGATAATTTTACCTGGCCGGGATAATACTTTGCCTGGGTATTTTCCAATCAATAATAAAACATTACCGCAGTTAAAGTTTACAGATGAAGAATGTGATCGTATTATTCAGATCGCAAACGATTCGTACGCAGCATCTGCGAGCGTAGGTGGCGATAGTAAAGGCACAGTTTCTCGTAAAATAAGATCAGCTGAAATATACTCAGTTGAAAATGATAAAGAGAATAAATGGATTTTTGATAAAGTAGCAAAGTCTATAACTGCTGTAAACGCAATACACTTTGACTATGACATATCACATATTGAACATTCACTACAGTTAATTCATTATCCATCCGATTCAGAAGTTCCAGGACACTATGATTGGCACGTTGATGCTGGAAACGGCACAGTAGCAACAAGAAAAATATCATTCACGGCTCAATTATCCAACCCAGACAGCTATACAGGTTGTGATTTAGTTGTTGATGACCACGGAAATAAAATACAAGCAGTTCGTGAAAGAGGATCTATTTCCCTATTCCCGAGCTATATGCCACATGTAGTTACTCCAATTGAAACCGGAGATCGCTATGCACTCGTAATTTGGATACATGGACCAAGGAGATTTAAATAACATGGAAGAAGAAAAGAAAAACGTACGTGAACTTACTGTATTTGAAGAAATACGTAAAAGCAATATCGTAACGACTGAAAATGCCGAAAAGTTAAAGGTTCCGATGGCTATGGTTTTTGGCCACGGTACTACAGGTAATCTCCCTAGTTTTGGGAACAAGACGCTCAACGAAAATTCTCAGCTCGTTGACGCTGCTCTAAAGAATGTTGGCGAATTAGGTAATATTTGGAACCACAGTCACTCGCAATGGATGTGGAAACATATTAACTTTAGTTACCACAGTCCACATAAGAATATGCGCCAAATTTCTGCTGAGTTATCAAAAAAGAATTCTGCTCTTACCGAGGCAAAGTGGCGTCATATTAAAAATGAAGCAAAAATTCGTAAACTTCAAGAAGAACTGCAAAATGCTGTAGATCTTGATTATTGGAGAGAAGTTGATCTTAAGATTAAACTTGCTCAGCTTCAAGAAGGTGCTGTTGACGGTATGACATATATCGAAGGTGCGATGAAAGATGTTCTTGCCCTTCAAGAAATCTACGAAGATCTTAAAGAAAAGGTAAGTGGTTTCTCTGAGCATGATATTGAAAAAGAAGAATCAATTACACATCTTAAAAGAAGTATTGTTCAATGTATTCGTGACGTTCGCCAATCTGGTAAAATTACAAAGGGTGAACAAGAGTATATGGAACAGATTGGTGTAAACCCGAGTAAAATGCAACGTATCATTCAAGAATATGTAAAGAAAGAAGTTGAACAAAACTCTTGGGGTAGCGAAGGATTATTTGAGTTTGTTGATGGTTTAGCAAATGAATTGATTAATAAGCATAAGGTTGACATTACTCGAATGGAACTTCTAGGATACGACCCAGAACCAAACGAAGCAATTTCCTTTTCAAACAAAGTTGCATCTCTTGCTGACCTTACAGAAGAGACAGATGAAGACTGATTTCTATGAAAAATTCGTAGAGTTAAAAAGGTACACTGACGGAGTTGGTTCTATATACGGAACAGAAGACTTTTCAGTGTACCTTTATTCTATGATTAAAATGATGAAACCAAAAACTGTTGTTGAACTTGGAACTGGTCTTGGTTCAGCAATGCTTTGGGCTGGGTTAGCTCTTCAAGAAAACGATTATGGTACTATACATACTATTGATGACGGTAGCGAATGGCACCGTCTTAAAACTGCAAAAGATGCGATGGGTAATTACTATAAAGAAGAATATGACGATTTTATTTTAGGTTTAATTGAAGACTTTCAACTTAAGGATAGTATTAAGTTTTTAAATCAAAAAATTGATGTTTTAGATTTAAATAATATTGATATACTTTTTTCTGATTTTGCGCATGGTGTTTTTGATGTAACAAAGTTATTAGTTGATTATATTCCAAAAATGAATGACCATGCTAAAATATATATCGATAGCGCAAGTACTCATTATCCATCTTACATGGCAATTAATCGTATAATTGATGTATTAAATAATGGAAAAACGCCAAAAATATTTTATGATGCATTAGAAAACAGTAAAGGCCTACAAAAAGAATACGATATAGAAAAACTAAAATATAAAATTGAAAATACAGAATTTAAAGTAGACCACATGGTAGAAAATAAAGAACGCAATCAAAATAGCACATGTTGTATTACTTTAACACCAATAGATATTTTTCCTTACCCAAGGAAGAATATAAGATCATTGTAATTATAAATACACTGAGAAACCTTTATTTAAACTATAACACCCGGAGGAAATAAAATGGCTGTAATAGAATATATGCTTCATAGAATTAATGGTGGTAATCGCGCTGAAATACCAGGTTGGGTCGGCGATCGCGGCCACTGGTTTAATAGCGCAGACAATACATATATCGGCTGGGTAGATGATACTCGCGATTATTACGTTCCCGACTCGGTTACGTCCTTTACAAAAGCAGAATTGGTTACTCGCAACCTCGCAATGCATGGAGTAACTCCGTTTCAGAATATGGATGAATCTGATCCTGGTGCAGATCCAACAGATATGACTGATGCCGAAGTAACAACAATGACTGAAGCTTGGTACGACGATTTTGTAACTAAAAACGGAAGTTAATACAATATGGAAATTATGTTAGCAAAAAAGATTGAAGAACTTGATGAAAATGAATTAATTGAAGTATTAAGAAAATTTCAAATGGAAGATAATGATGCGTTTGAAATTTTAAAAGAGCTCGTTGAAGACGTTTAATAGAAAGAAGTAGTACATGTCCCAAATTAAATTTAACCAAGACGGTACCATAAATTTTGGTGACTATACGTTAACCTTTACTGATGAAGGTTTTGAGTTTGACGGCAACATATTGGCTACAGAATATGAAGAGAATTGGCTATTTGGAGGAACTGTAAGCGGCTATGCTTCAGGCGGGGAAATCTCAGGGATTGCTAGTAATGTAATCGACAAGTTTTCTTTTGCAGCTGACGGAAATGCAACTGATGTTGGTGATTTGACATTACCCTACAACAACGGATCCGGAGTATCTAGCTCTAGGGCCGGGTATGTTGTTGGGGGAAGAACAAATGCCCCTGCCTATAACATAGGCACTATCATGAAATTTTCTTTTGCATCTGATGGTAATGCAACTGATGTTGGTACAGCGGACACCGGATGGAGCGGAGCTGGTCAATCAAGCGGCACGAATGGTTATACTTCCGGCGCCACCGCCCCTCAAATCGCGGGCCAAGCGACCGTTGCTGAAATTCACAAGTTTCCTTTTGCTACTGATGGTAATACAACAGATGTTGGTGATTTAACAAATACCGTCAAGTTGGCTACGGGGCAATCAAGCCTAGTTTCTGGTTATGTGTCAGGCGGGAACACTCCTGCTTCAAATGTTATTAACAAGTTTTCTTTTGCTACTGATGGTAATGCAACTGATGTTGGCGATTTAACAGTAGGAAGGTTTGACGGCGCGGGCCAAAGTAGCACAGAATCTGGTTATGCTTCCGGCGGCCAATCCCCGGGCACAACCAATGTAATCGATAAATTTCCTTTTGCATCTGATGGAAATGCTACTGATGTCGGCGACCTGTTGCAAGTAGGTTCATATTACGAAGGACAATCTAGCACAGCGTCTGGCTATGTGTCTGGTGGCCCGGTTTCTAATACAATTCAAAAGTTTCCCTTTGCTTCTGATGCTAATGCAACTGATGTTGGTGATTTAACAGTAGGAAGACTTCGCCAAGCAGGTCAACAAGCATAATGGCATGGTTTGTAAAAGATGTTGAGGTTATAAGTGATAACGCGTCTATCACAGCAAATAAAACTAAAATTGTAGTTAATGACTATTTAGGATTTGCGGATAGCCATGCGCAGGGTACTGTAAGTGGTTATTCGTCTGGTGGTATAAATCCGCCACATACTAACAGAATTAACAAGTTTTCTTTTGCATCTGATGCTGACGCAACTCAATCTGGGTTTTTGTCCGGACCTGATAACAGAGCATTTGTTGCTGGGCAATCAAGTACAGAAAACGGTTATACTTCTGGTGGTACTACACCGGGGTCCCCTACTCGTGTTAATAAAATCGACAAGTTTCCTTTTGCAGCTGACGGAAATGCAACAGATGTTGGTGATCTAACACAGGTAAGGAACAGTGCGTCGGGTCAGTCAAGTACTGTATCTGGGTATACATCAGGTGGTTTTGTATTTCCACCGTCTTCCTTAGTAATCGACAAGTTTCCTTTTGCAGCTGACACAAACGCAACAGATGTTGGCGATTTAACGCAAGGTAGGTCGTCACCAGCTGGTCACTCAAGTGTTGTGTCAGGCTATATTTCAGGCGGTTTACCTTCTGACCCTTCAGTAAACACTGATATTATTGAAAAGTTTCCATTTTCTACAGATGCAAACGTGAGTGATGTTGGGGATCTAACACAAAGTCGTAAGCAAGCTGCAGGACAGAATAGTGCAACT